AGAAATGGTGAGCATTATGATCGAAACCGTTGATAACATTATGAACGAATGTGCGTGACACGAATATTCGTATTCGGCAGTATTGTGCCCCTTCGGCGTTACGCCGTGGGCGGCGTTGCGGTTTATAAGCCCCCCTAATTAAAAAACGCTAACTACCCTAACCTACAACGAACCCAAATCGACCTCTAAATATCGAACGAATAAAAAATTCTGAGGACCAAAAAGGACTTCTAAATCCCGTCCATAGAAAAAAATCGCCCAGAAAATTTTGAGTCGCTAAGGGTTTATACATAAAGTAACCGAGAGAGAGGTCACGATGGAAAGCACCGTGTATCACGTCTACGGAAAAACAGAAAAAACCGAAGTCATTGCACATAGTTTGTCAGAAGAAGAGTTAACCGAAAGAATATTGAAAGAAGAAGTTCAGTTAGATATTCATGAGATTCTCCCACTGAAGACAGATCTTGCGAGGGAAACCGAACAAGCATATTGACTTGACAATGACTACATAAGACGTTAAACTTGAACTGAAGCATTTCAAAGTTATGGCAAAAGGATTTAAAGTAAAGACTGCACAGACACAGCAAGCACCAGGTTCTGAGTGGGACTATGATGCAATCAAAGAGCGTATGAGGGGTAAGAGCATTGTGTTCTGCCTTCCTGGTCGAGGATGCTCTTATATCTTTCTGAAAAACTTTGTACAACTGTGCTTTGACCTAGTACAGAATGGAATGAGTATTCAGATTTCTCAAGATTACTCATCGATGGTGAACTTTGCACGTTGTAAGTGTTTGGGTGCAAATGTTCTCCGTGGTCCCAATCAGATTCCCTGGGACGGCAAACTGAACTATGATTATCAACTCTGGATTGATAATGACATTGTTTTCAATACTGAGAAGTTCTGGCAACTGTGTGATCTCGCAGTACCTGGTCCTGACAAAGACGGCAATCCTCAAGAGGAGCGAATGATCGCTGCTGGTTGGTATGCCACCGAAGACGGACATACGACTAGCGTTGCACACTGGCTCGATGAAGAAGACTTCCGTAAGAACGGTGGTGTGATGAATCACGAGACCTGTGAGACCATGAGCAAGCGCCGTAAGCCCTTCACGGTTGACTACACTGGTTTTGGTTGGGTCATGATCAAGAACGGTGTCTTTGAGCATCCTGAGATGACTTATCCTTGGTTCGCTCCTCAGATGCAAACCTTTGAGGATGGTAAGGTTCAGGATATGTGTGGCGAAGACGTTTCGTTCTGTCTGGATGCCAAAGCAGCAGGTATTGTGACTTGGTGCGATCCTCGTATTCGTGTGGGACACGAAAAGACTCGTGTAATCTGATTAAGGAGACTAAAGTATTATGGCAAAGCGTCCTTCACTGACTGGTGCAAAGCACATTGAGGGGAAACCCAAAACGACTCGTCAAGGTCGTTCAAAGAACACAAAGTATGCTGCGACATCTCGTAATGGTGCAAAGAAAAGGTATCGTGGTCAAGGTGGTTAAATAGAAATAAGTTACATATTTTATATGTCTTGTTTAATCACAAATCTTCCTTCACAAGAAGTATGGGTTCGTAAAGAATACCTAACTGATCATCAGAGTGGTTGGGGAGAGTTTGTAAAGGGCGTCTGGGTATCGGCTAAGTCGATTCCTGGGCGTGCTTTTTATTTTGAGACATATCTTCCAGAGTATGCTGCAATGTATGATAAGTTGCCTATCAGCGCCTTCTTGTCTCGTCCAGAGACTCCTGATCCTGATATGAATCTTCCAAATCTTCAGTTTTGGAACTGTATGGACTATGGAGTTGTAAGTATTGACAAGAAGTTTATTGGTTCAATGGATTTTGAGTGCTATACAAGAGATCATGGTATTCAAAAGGGTACTTATGTCTGCACAATTGATAACTATCATCATGATCCTGACTATGTTGATTGGGCAACAAGTGAAAATCCAGCAGAACACAAGTCTCACAACCTGATTGAACTTCATAATGGTCAATATGCACTGTATCCAAACAACAGATTACGTATCTTTGACAACAGTTTGACTCCTGTTGATCCAAAAATGCCTGATTTTAAGGTTTCGACCAAGTGGTATCAGGTTGAAAATGGCAATGACCGCCTTGGAATGGGTCGTGAAGACGAATATTTCTGGAAAACTGCGAAAGAACGGGATAGCAACCCCGTAAAAAGTTCTGATTTACAAAAATCAGAGGAAAAAACCGATGGCAATTCACAAAGTTGACAAAGGAGAACTCTTTATTCAGTCTGGAATGACTCTTATTACTGAAATTGAGAGTGAAAAATACTTGAAAAAAATAGAAAACGCAAAAAAATCGAAAAATTACGATGTCCCCTCAGATAGAATGTCCCGTCAGTGCGGAGGAGCAGGTGGATTTGATGATTTTGTCGAAAGATGGGTTGATTAATCCTTAAAATAGGTGTCTAAATAAGACAGAATCATAGTGTATTCTTATAAATGCCTTTAGAGGGAGTCAGTCGAGGGTTCAAAGACATTAGTTTTTCGTTTCGTCAGCATCCAATCACTGGTGATTTGGTGTCTTTGACAAACGAAAGTGCTATTGCTCGCTCTGTTCGCAATTTAGTGCTGACGAACATCGCTGAAAGACCTTTTCATCGAGATTTAGGCACTGATATTCAGAAAGCAGTCTTTGAAAACTTTGATAGCATCACTGCAAGTATTATTGAGGGTAAGATTCGCACTATTCTTGTGAACTATGAACCCAGAATATTTGTAGAAGATATTGACGTTTTTCATGACAATGACTCTGGTATTGTTGAGTGTCAGATTCGATATGAAATCGTTGGTCAATCACAAACACTTCAAGAGCTTACATTTGCATTAGAATCTGTTCGATAAATGGCACTAGTTAACTTTACAAATCTGGATTTCAACCAGATAAAAACACAAATCAAGGATTATTTGAGGACTAACTCAAATTTCACTGATTTTGACTACGAGGGATCTAACCTGTCGATCCTGATCGATGCGCTTGCTTATAATACTTACATTAGTGCTTATAATGCTAACATGGTTAGCAATGAAGTGTTTATTGATAGTGCAACTTTAAGAGAAAACGTAGTTTCACTAGCAAGAAATATTGGTTATGTTCCAAGATCCAAAACTGGTGCTCGTGCAAGAGTTTCTTTCTACTTAAGCACTGCAAATCTCAGCACAAACCCAGTTCAAATCACGCTTAAGAGGGGCGTAGTTGCCACTACAAGGGCGGTTGGAAACGCTTCCTATACATTCACCGTACCAGCAGATATTACCGTCCCTGTAGAGGATGATATCGCATATTTCACTGATGTTGATATCTACGAAGGAACATATCTAACTCAGACTTATACGGTTAGCACATCAAATCCAAGACAAAGATTTATTCTTGATAATGCCAATATTGATACTTCATCAATCCGTGTAACTGTAGATGAGGATGGAACTGGTCCTCTTCAAGCAGTGACCTATACTCTTGCAAATAGTCTTTTTGATGTAACTTCTTCATCAAGAGTTTTCTTCATTCAAGAGATTGAAGATGAGAGATATGAGTTGATTTTTGGTGATGGAGTTTTTGGTAAGAAACTCGAAGCAAACGCTACTATAACTATCAATTATAATGTAACCAACGGTGAAGCAGTAAATGGTGCAAATGTATTTTCATTTAGCGGTAGATTAGTAGATAATGATGGTAATGTAGTTACAGAAGCAACTTCATTAATAACTACAACTCAAGCAGCAATCGGCGGTGCAAGTATTGAATCGATTGCATCCATTAAAAAATATGCACCAAAGATCTATGCATCACAAAATCGTGCAGTGACCGCAAATGACTATGAAGCACTTATTCCTCAGATCTATCCAGAAGCTGAATCTGTATCTGTCTTTGGTGGTGAAGAACTCAATCCCCCAAGATACGGTAAAGTATACATTACCATCAAACCATCATTCGGTCCATTCGTTCCTGAAGGAATCAAAAATAATCTCAGAAGAGAACTAAGGAAATACAGTGTCGCTGGTATTGTTCCTGAGATTGTTGATCTTAAGTATCTGTATTTGGAGTTAGACTCCTCTGTTTATTACAATCCAAACCAAGCACCAAGTCCAAACTATGTGCTTGCGATTGTAAAGGAGAATCTTCAAGCATACGCAGACTCTACAGAGTTAAACAGATATGGTGCAAGACTTAAGTATAGTAAGTTGGGTGGTCTGATTGATAACTCTCATGAGTCCATTTCATCGAACATTACAACTATTGAAATGCGTCGTGATCTTCGTGCAAGACTCAATGAGTTTACTGAATATGAGATTTGTTATGGTAATCCAATCAGAGTAAATAGAAAGACAGGATATAATATTCGTTCTTCTGGATTTTACATCGCTGGTGTAAATGATGTGGTTTATCTTTCTGATATTCCAAATGCAGATGAAAAAACTGGATCAATTTTCTTCTTTAGATTACTTGCAAATAATCAAGTAAAAGTTGTAAGAAGATCTGCAGGTGTTATTGATTATGTCAGAGGAGAGATCCTTTTAAATCCTGTAAATATAACAGGATCAAATGTTGTAAGAGGTGCTGAACTGGTTGAGATCTCTG